AATCGGCAATAGCAATAAAAGCTGATGATGTCAGAGTTGTTGCTCGTGAGGGTATAAAGTTAGTGACGGGAACTGATGTTTTTAACTCACAGGGTATTAGAATATCAGTTATCTCCGGCATAGATCTGATAGCAGGAAATAAAGGGTCAGAATTACAGCCCTTGGTCTTAGGGAACAGTCTTGTTAATGCGATGAAAGACCAAAACAAATTAATTACTGACTTAAATGGTATTGTGTTTAGTTTGATTAATGCTTATTTGTCTTTGGTGGCAGCTTTAGCCGCTCATGTTCATGTTAGTGCTCCTCTTGTTGGCGGACCATCATCGCCATCGCCAGACTTGGCAGCAGCTTGTATATCTCAATTAAACAATGTTGCTCTTTTGATGGGAGATTTAAATGCTCACCAGACTAATGTTGTTTTACATAATACAAATTTTTATACTCCGATCGGGGAAGGCTTTATAAACAGTCCTTATAATAGCACAAACTAAAATGAATACTAATAGATTAAATGACATAGTAAATCCATACCCTGAAAGATACGCAGACAATACTGGGTTTGACGGATCTGGCGGGAGATCTGGCATAACTTATGACTATGACAACGAGAGAAATAAATGGGTTATTGAGGGGATACATGATTCTTTTATAAATTACGGGGCATTTCCAGAAATTGGAACAGTGATAAATTCTGGTGGACCCATAACTGATAATGATAATAGTATAACCTTAGAAGATGCCATGGCTTATACTGCTATTTACCCACAAAATGCAACAGTTATCAAGCTAGAACAGCCAAAAAATTTATCTGAAGCTATAACACAGTTTGATTTTTCTCCTTTGTCTAGAGCCTCAATGATAACTGAGTTGCAACAAGTATATCAATTTGTTACACAATCGCCCTCTGCTAATTCTCTGTTAACTGTTTCCGAACTAGCTTTGTATAAAGAGGATAGCGAAGAATTAAATTATCTTAGACTCCCAGCTATAAAATACCAGTCATCTCAAAATAGAACTATAAAAATAAGAAAATCTTTTGGTCTAAATCCTACCGAAGCAACCTTGGGAAAAAATATAGAGGAAGCAGACGATATAGAAAACAAAATTCAAACAAAACAGAGAGATGGGTTAGATTTTGTTGATTGGACTAAGAACCTCCGCCCATCTCAGAGTCCCTCGGTTGTTTATTATAACGCTAGGGATGGATTTATTTACTACCTCTCTAGAACAAGATCAAGATCTGCTAATAGCTACGATGCTAAATTTTCTAATGACGGTAACTACCTTGGTAGAAAAAGGACATTTCTTAAGAAAGCTACATCAAAAATGCTAGCCTTTATGGAAATAGATTATGTCCCCCAAGAGGACAGAAGAGAATTTGTAAGCAGGTTAGAGTTTTTAACTAAATATGGTGACCGGGACCGGCCCCCTGCGCCTGATGGAGTATCTGTCTGGCTCCTTGGGGCAAGAGTTCAATTAGCCGATATACAAAGCTTGAAAGATATTGCAACCACCACAACACCACCGCCAGAAGTTCAAATAAACGAAGGAAACCAGAAGGGCAAGGGTGGTAAACAAGCTAAGACTAAGAATAAAAACCGCAACAATCAGGTAAACACAGTACCATATGAATCTTATTTATCACCCTACCAAATAAGCAAAAAACTAATATCAAATAACTCGGTGAATAGAGGTGTGGTATATCAAATTAAAAACATGTTACCAGCCCTGGTTCAAACAGAAAAGGTAATCAGCAATTACTCTGACGCAATTTCAAACGCTAGAGTAACGCCAAGTATGATATCAGGGTTCAATATAAGGAATCAACTGGAGAATTTTAGATTAACAAATCAATCAGTTCAAAAATTTATTTCTCTGAACGCCTTGCCTAATGAAACCTATGACATGATAGAATTTAGAATGTCTCCTGAGTTTGAAATAAGATATGCCTTCTATAATGGTTCACTTATTTTGGATGGTCTCGGGTTATCCAAGAAGAATCTCATAAAAGATAATAGTTCTGAAAATGCGTTCAAAGAATTGACAAACACTTCAGTGGGATATTTTTATTATTCAACTGAGCTATCAACATTTGAGGGTAGAAAAGATATACCACCGTGGACTACTTTCTTAACTCAATATACATATCCTAATTTAAACGCCAATAGTTTCTTTAAGAGTAAAATAGCAAATACTACCAACCAAGGAAGTTCTACTAGTTTAAAAGATATATCAAAACTGATGGATGACGGTGATCGGAAAAAAAGCTCTTCACAAAAAATGGCTAAAGCGTCTGGAGACACTAAACTTTTTCCGTCTGAAAAAGACTTAAGGACAATTAGGGCAAAGAAAGATTTTATCTCTAGTAAAGAACTTCACAATGCCGTAAGAAGTGCTGTTGGTTCTTGTGATACAGGATTATCGTCAGCTTTGTCGGAGGCATTTCAAATATATGATCTTGTTAGCAATAGAGCAGATAAAAAAGCTCTGATAGCAGGTATCCTTGTTAAGTCAAAAGATGCGATATTATTCCTTCAAAAAAAGTATGCCTTTGAGGTATTAGAAAATCCGGAGAAGATTTTATCTGGAGAATCAGTATTTGAATTTGGTAAATTGAGAATATCTGCTGATAATGTAGAATCTTATATAAACAGACCTGATTTTTTACTTCAAGAAATTGAAAGGGAAATCTACAGGCAGGTAAGCTGCATATTCGATCTTATTGGTGATGGCGTTAATGAGTTAATTCTAGATCCTCTTATTGATGAACCCGGACCACTCAAAACGCTTGTTCGTGACGTTGTTAGCGAAACCAACAGATCTTCAAAGGCTTATACGGTTGATTTTTTAAGGTACAAGATAACAACCAGAGACAGTCAAAAAGGCTGGCGCTTGGCTGTTGAAAAAATTATTGAGAGCTTTCTGAAACAAATGATACTAGACATCTTTAAGGATGTTGTTACAGCCTTGCTGGGATGTGGGCCAGAGCAGAGTGAGGATAAAGAAACTGAAAATAAAAATAAACTATTAGAATCTTACGGAGAGTTGAGGTTAAATCTTTTAATTGAGAACGCCGAAAGCCAAGTTAAGTTGCTTGAAATATGCGAAAACCTAGACATAAAAAATACCACTCTTACGGGAGATAACCTAGATCAAGTGACAATAAGTCCAGTGACAGAGGAGCAACTATACCAGCTTCATGAGGATATTTCTGATACCTGCACTAAATCAGAGGTGGAGGGATTGCTGGAGGGTAATGCACCCAGGGATCTTGTTGTTGATCTTGTTGATATGACAAATGACAACATTGATATTGGTGAATATAACAATTTTTTAACTGCCGAACAAAAAGAAATACTCATTCAATCATCTGTCGAAAATAACTTTGATTATGCTGATCCTAGCAGTGTTATTTTCACCAGACTAGCAAAAAATGCAGGTATTAGATTTACTGAGGATAGAAAAGCTCTAGGAATTACAGAGACAGCAAAAATAAGACTTAAAATGTCAGCAGAGTCTTTTAGATCTGGTGATATTCGTTATGCTACTTTAGATTTTGATGAGAATAAATTAAGAGAGTACTTTAAAGAATTGGGGAAAGCTTTAGGTCCTGATTCATTACCAAGTTCACCTTTGGTACCAGAGGATGCATTTTGTGATCCAAAGCTGTTGGCAGCCAGGGGATTAGAAGGTGTGGGAGTATCCTTAGAACAATTAAATCTAGAAGTCCAGCAAGGAACCCAAGCAGAATTGACAAAACTTTTAGACTTGTGTGAACTTTTTAATGGAGCTTTTGATGGATTCGATCTTAAATTCTTTAACAAATGGGAAGAGGGATTACCGATTGCTGAAGGATACAGGGCTATATTAGAGAAAATAGCGTTCTTATCTAGACTTTTTCAGGCGTTTATATCCGATGCATTAAGTATGTCAGCCGAGGCTGCTGATGCACCACTTGAAAGACAAAGAACAAGTGTAAGAGACACTCAATTGTGGTCAACTATAACCACAAATTTTGGGACTCAAAGAATAATACCAAAAGTTAGGATGGTCCCTAACCCCACGGATCGAGAAAAAGATGACGTGTTCCAGTGGTATATATCTGCTGGTGTTGATCAAACATTTGTTGTTAACTTTCAAATTAGAGGTAACACTGTCTTTCTGGCAGGACAACGACCGAGTGATAGCCCTGAAGATGAAGAAGAATTTATGACTGAATCATTAGGGTCTTTTGAACTCAATAGAAATAATGGAATGGGTATCAACAAGGGAACACTGCACAATTACATTAAAGAAGATGGCTTGCTTTTCAGAGCATATAGTGCTGCTTTAGACAATTATAATAATGAGATAGCTACCTCTATTAATGCTTTGGTAGAGAACACTGTAATTACCCCACGAACTATAGAGGGCGGGTTTCCGCTAGCGATTGCTAACCCAAACAAAATTGCTGAAATTGTAACTTCATTTTATATCACTAATTCGGACAGACTCAGACCACTAACCCAGGCCATATCCGAACCACTATTTGCAACTAATGGTGATCCCTGTGTTTTGACACAGCAGGAGAGAATAGCGATCGCTTGTTTAAACTCGATACAGACGAGAATAAGTAATTTTATATTGAATTCTGGTGTTTTGTTCCCGGCTCTTGGTTGGGGTATGGGTGTTCCCGATATTATTGATATGATTTCTGGGTATTTGGCGAAAAAATTTGAGTATGAAATGACAGACAAAAAAATGTTTGACATATATCTTAAATCGATGGATGATGTTGACAAAGCTTTTTCTAAAGGACCCGCTAATGCAGCAGGTGTTTTGTTTGATATATCTACAACAAACGATCTAAGAGAAAAGTTTAAATTAGCAATTAAATTTTCTGTTCAGTCAATGTTCTTTAATATTTCTAAGCAGTCTTTCGAAAACCCAGGAAGAAATCCTTACGAGAATCAGGCTACTGATAACCGAGGAACAACTCTTTTAAATTATTTACGAACAGGTGAGGTTTTACCCGAGGGTCGAGATCAAGTTGCTAATTATAACCCATCAAATTCTTTAGCAGGCTTTACAGACGGAGAATTTAATAGACCTGCCGTCGCTCCCACTGTAGCAGCATTGCAACAAGCAGGTGGTTTTGATGGTTCCGCTGAACTAACCTGGACTCAACAATATGGTTATTATTATATGCCAATATCTCTATTGAACGCATTGACTATGATATATTATGATTATGCTGTCAAGCCGCAACAGAGATTACCAAACTTTAAATTTTTTGCAGAAAAAAGAGTAGCTAATGCTGACGATACACTGTTGACTGCTATAAATCCAGAAAACGTTTCGGCGTTTAGTGAAAGGTTTAGTGGATACCCGCTAACAGTCGCTGGCGAAACATACTACTCAGATGAAGAAGTCATGAAGGCGATTAAACTTTATGAAAGACAATTTGGAACGTATGAAAGATATCTTAATGTTCTTAAAACGCCTTTATATTCCGGAGGCGATGGTTCATATGACTTCTTATCATATAAACATGGGGAGGTTAGTTATACCATACTTGGTAATACTCCACAAGAAAACGAGTTTAGAACTTTGCAACTCGGCGCTCTAGAATTTAATAGTCCTACTTTTACAGACAACTCAGAAAATGATGGAAGAGACTTTTTTAACCCCTTGTATTCAATGTATGTTCCAATATTTAAGAGACTACCAGCAGAGGAACAAGATTTTTGGATCAAAGAGGCCTTAAAATATAACTACAGTGATGCATCGTTAGTAAGTTATATTCCTTTGGGAGATGAGATGGGCACCGCTGAACAAAGAGCCAACCCCAACACACAAAAGGCTTTCGCTTTTTATGAGAGAAAAAGAGTTTTAGAAATAGCTACACCACCAAACGGCGACTACACTTTTATGAGACTGTATAAGAGAGCTTATTCCACTTTTTTAAATCACAATCCGTATGCACCTGTTGGAGAAAGAACAAGTGACGGCAAAGCGAAAATAAAAGCGTGGGTCTCTAAAGAAAGAACTGAGGCTCTGGCAAGAAACACATCATCCAATGATGAACTTTCGGGCGTCATTAATTCATATGGCAGTCAGGAAAGAAATAATTTTGATATGATAAACTATCCACAACCAGGGCAATGGGGTATTAGGAGAGGTAAGCTTGTATTAGACCCAGATTATTTGCGCCGTGGTGGCGGACCCGCACCGTACAACGCCCAGGGCTATCAACTTATTAGTTTGGAGGATGATATTCTATCGTATTGGAAATATCTGATTGCAAACTCAGCGGGCGCTGCGTCATCTAGACAAAATGATCTCATTAAGGTTGCCATAAATCATGTTTATTATATATTGAGTTCGTTAACGCAGAGGCATATTGCTAATATTAACCCAGATGATGATAGTTCATCAATTAACATATTAAAAAGGCATTTAGGTTTGAGCTAAATTGTACCTAGAAGAATACTTATAGGAGGAGAGTTAATATGTCAAATAAAATGCAAGGTTTGTCTGTGGCTCTGCCGCTTCAATTAGACGCAACTGACGGACCTTATAGATTGAATAAAAATTTAGGACAGGTTATAAAACAAAATTTCAAAAACATGATACTAACATCTCCCGGCGAAAGAATAATGATTCCAGACTTTGGTGTTGGATTAAAAAGGATTCTATTTGAAAACTTTTCGAGCAGAACTAAAGAAAGAATTGTAACTCAAATTCAAAAACAAATTGACGTCTACATGCCCTTCATAGTTTTAGAAAGAGTAAGTTTTTTGACTAACGAAGATAATAACATGGTGGCTTTAAATGAATTAAGAATTACAATTCAATATAACGCTCCATCAATAAACTTTAGCGATACGTTACAATTTACTGAGGAAATCACTACTTAATTTTATAGTGATCTGAGGATTTTTAATGAAAAAAATAAGACCAATTTCTTATACTAGCAGAGACTTTGATTCAATCAAGGAAGATCTGGTAAATTACGCTAAGAGATATTACCCAAACACGTTTCAAGATTTTAACGAGGCCTCGTTTGGTGCAATGATGCTAGACTTAGTGGCGTATGTTGGAGATCAACTTTCATTTTATGTTGATTATCAAGCTAATGAAAGTTTCATAGATTCTGCGATTGAGTACAAGAATATTGTAAAATTAGCTAAGCAAATGGGTTTTAAGATGCCAGGTGCTGCCGCATCAGTAGGTAACTGTGCTTTCTATGCAATAATACCTGCTTTGTCCTCAAACGGCAATCCGGACTTTTCTTACAGTCCAATATTGAGAAGAGGATCCATACTATCAGCCACAAATGGTTCCCCATTTACACTAAATGAAAGTGTAGATTTTTCAAGACCAGAAAATGAAATAACTGTAGCAAAAGTAAATACTTCAACCGGGGTTCCTACCCATTACGCTATAAAATCATTTGGTCAGGTCATATCTGGACAGTTATATCAAACTGACATTACAGTTGATCAGTATCAGAGATTTCTCAGGTTACCACTAGAAGCAACAAGTGTTATTGAAATACTCAGTGTTGTCGATCCCCAGGGAAATGAATACTACGAAGTGGACCATTTGACACAGGATGTTGTATTAAATGAAGAACCAAACTTTTCAGACGACAAGGATGTTGTTCCAAACATAATGAAAGTAAAGCCTGTACCTAGAAGGTTTGTAACTGAATTTGATTCGTCAGGGAATTGTTTTTTACAATTTGGTTTTGGTTCTGGTGAAAATTTAACGACTGATTTGGTGGCCGACCCAGCAAATGTTGTCCTTGATATTCATGGAAAAAACCATATTACGGACGGCAGCTTTGACCCTTCAAATTTAATTAAGACCGACAAGTTTGGTGTTGTTCCGACTAACACCACCTTGACTGTTCGGTACCGATCTAATAATGTTAGAGAGATAAATGTCGCTGCTGGCGCTGTCACAAAAGTTATATTCCCAGATGTGGTATTTAAGAACAGGGATACTTTAACAGAAGCAACAGCAACTGAAGTGATCTCAACAATAGAGGTAGAAAACGAGGAGCCAATCCTTGGTGATTCAAATATTATAACAGCCGAAGAGATTAAGCAAAGAGCAATGTCTAGCTTCTCTTCACAAAATAGAGCCGTCACTCGTACAGATTACATTTCGTTGTGCTACAGAATGCCTGCAAAATTTGGAAAAATAAAAAGAGCCAATATCTTACAAGATTCTTCAGCACTAAAGAGAAACTTAAATCTTTACGTTTTATCAGAAAACGAAAACGGAAATTTTATAGAAGCAAATTCAACCATTAAGAAAAATTTGAAAGTTTGGTTAAACAGACATAGAATGCTTAATGATACAATTGATATTTTAAATGCTAAAATAATAAACTACGGTGTTAACTTTGAGATCATAACTGATCTTGGTGTTAATAAGTTTGAAGTTCTTAGTAGATGTACGGAAAAATTAATTGATAGACTTTCCGTAAGCCACTCAATTGGTGAATCAATTCAAATAACTAATATTTTCAAAATTTTAAATGAAGTTCCTGGTGTTACAGATACTGTTAATGTTTTCCTAGAAAATAAGGCAGGTGGTATTTATAGTGGTTTCTTTTACGACGTAAATGCAAACATTTCTGACGATGGTAGATTTCTAAAAATACCTGATGACGCTGTTGCGGAAATTTTGATACCTCAAACAGATATTGTGGGAGTTATTAGATAATGGGTATAAAAAGATATTTTGCAACACAAGACAATACAATTTCTAATGCCTTTAAGGCTGATCTAAAAAATCGAGGAACAGGATCCAATATGGGAGCCTCAGATATACTAGAGGCATTTGTTATACATGGACAGACATCAGCATCTATTGACTCTAATAGTGCAGAACAGTCAAGAATTTTACTTCAATTTGACATGAATCAGGTATTAGATGATATTGCCAACGGTGTGATCCCGTCATCTAGTGTTGATTTTCGTCTCAAGATGTACAACGCACCCCACACAGACACAACTCCTCTTAGCTATAGTTTAAATGTGATAATGCTTACTCAGTCCTGGGAAGAAGGACGGGGATTAGACATGGACAGTTACACAGACCTAGGGGTGTGCAATTGGGTAAGTTCTAGTAAAGGAACTTTCTGGGGCTCAAATCCTGCAAATCCAGCGACCGCTATCACTGGTGGATATTTTGAGACAGGTGAGAACGCATCTGCGAGTTATTTCTTTTCAGGCGGCCTGGAAGATTTAGATGTCAATGTTAATTTTGCTGTGGATCGCTGGCGCTCGTCGGGCTCAACTTATAACAACGGATTTATTTTGAAACACACTGACGAGGTTATAGCTGGAGCAAAAGGAACCTTTTTTACCAAGAAGTTTTTTGGTAGAAACAGTGAGTTTTATTTTAAAAGACCTGTTCTTGAGGCTCGTTGGGATTCATCAAGAAAAGATAATAGAGGTAATTTTATTGTTAGTAGTAGTCTTGCTGATGGTACAGATAATTTAAATACTCTTTTTCTCTATAATAACGTTCGAGGACAGCTAAAAAATATACCGGGACTCAAAGACAATCAATTATTGGTAAAAGTTTACAGTGGTAGTGCCACCTCTCCCGGAACACAAAGCGTTTTAATAATTGACTCAGACAACAATGCGGAACATCATTTAACAGGTGGAATCCTTATTGAAAATGGTGTAGAGGTATCAGGTGTTTATACTTGTTCTTTTGCAACAACATCCTCTAATGATTATTTGTACGATGTCTGGCATACTGCATCGGCTGTTGGTAATATAACAGAATTTTTTACTGGGTCATATGAGCCAACAACATTGAGGGCTTTAGAGCTTGTGTATTCAGATGAGTATATAACTGATATAACAAATCTTAAGAGTTCTTATATAAAGGGGCAACAACCAAGACTAAGAGTATTCCCAAGAAAGAAAAACTGGAATCCAAATATTTATACGGTTGCAACTGCGGAAGTTGTGCCTGAAATAATTGAAGATGCGTACTATAGGTTGCATAGGGAAGTTGACAATTTAGAAGTTGTTCCGTTTGGAACAGGAAGTTCAGTCAAGGACTATACTAGAATGTCGTATGATGTTAGTGGTAGCTACTTCCAAGTTGACACCAATTATTTAGAACCGGGCTATACATATAAAATTCAATTTGTATACTATTTACAAGGAGAGTATAGACAACAGCCCGAAGTTTTCAAATTTAGGGTCGAAGAACCTGCGCCATGAGTGTTAAAAAGCTTTTTGAAAAAAGTAACAAAGGAAAGCCAATTAGTAAGTACTTGAAGAAGTCTTCATCTACTTCTATTGATCCTAAAATAGAATCGTTAGGTCACTTAAGTGAAAGCGTCGAAAAGCAAAAATATTTTCTACCGCCGGTAGACTATTCCCGACCTGAAAACTTTGCAAGGTACGGGTCTGCTGAAAAATATTATAGTGCAGCTTTCGATCATATTGTTAATAACTATCCTTATGATGGGTCTGGTTTAGAAAAAACAAAATTTTATAATGATTTATCGCCTTTAGAAAAATATACTCTGCAACATGTTTATCCTAAGGAGACTGGATTTGTTGCCTTTGGGTCAACTTATGGTGATGTTTCTGGAATTACTGACAATACCACAGGGTATTACTCCTCGTCAATAGATTTCATCCAAGCAAAAGGTGGACCACACTCAGGAACTCTATACTCCTCTGGCAGCAACAAAACAACAAATATAACTTTTGGTGGACCGTCCGGATCTACAGTTGAATTCTTACTCAAGAAAAACGACCTTATCCCAGCCAGTAATGCCCAATCAAATAACCAAGTAATCTTTGATTTGGTTAACGGTGATGGGTCTTCACATGACGGGGGCTCTATTGGTGGCGGCGTTACTGGATCTACAGGCTACGCCCGCATGAGAATAGAACTCCGCCACCCCGATCAGGATAGATTTTTTGTTACACTAGTTTCTGGAACCACTGGGTTTATGACACAATCAGTCCCCACAACAGGCGGCCTAGAGATTGCAAGTGGTTCTTTTCATCACTATGCCTTTGTTTTTAATACGTCTGGATCAGATCCTACTATAGATTTTTACATGGATGGTGTTTGTCATCAGACACATATTACTGCTAGCAGTTACGCCGGTAGAGACCCGGCACAAGCTGATGATCCTTCTGTCGGCGGTGTGAAGTCAGGCTCTATATCTCAGGTCACGGGAACAATGATTGCAAACATTGGCGCTCTTAGAGCCCCGGTTAGCGGCGCATCTGATGATATGATGCCCGCCGAAGGCTGGGGTAAGTTATCCGCCTCGATAGATGAGTTTAGATTTTGGAAAACAGCTAGAACAGGTAAAGAAATAGGAAGAAATTGGTTTACAGATGTTGATGGTGGTGCTGACGTAGATGATCCTGACTTTAATTTAGGTGTCTATTATCGATTCAACGAGGGAACAACGGGAACTAGTAGTATAGACAAGGTTTATTTAGATTATGCCGGCAGGCTGTCTAACGCTTCTCATGTTGGCTACAGCGCAACGAATTCTAGACAAACAGGGTCAGGGATTAATTTATTGGGACTAACAGATGTATTTGAGGATGCGTCGCCTGTTGTTAGGGTAGGGAATTTAAACTTCCAAAATATCAAGACAAATCTTGAAGAGTCTGGATCTCAGTACGATTATGGAAATACCTCTAACATGATGAACACGCTTCCGTCATGGATATCTGAAGAGGATGAAAACACTGGTGGTGAACTTAGAAACCTAAATCAAGTTCTAGGCGGCTATTTTGACACCTTGTATGTACAAGTGTCACAACTTAATCAGATAAAGGATTTAAGATATTTAAGTGGCACTCTAACTGGAAGCTCAAATGAATTTCCATACAATGATAGAATTTTAGAAAATTTTGGACTTGAGGTCCCAGAGTTGTTTGCAAATGCAACTGTTCTGGAGAGATATTTTAACCGCTCGGAAGATAAAAACTTTGAGCAAACAATTGAGAATATTAAGAACACGATTTATAAAAACATCTATAACAACTTGTCCTACATATACAAGTCTAAAGGAAATGAAAAGGCGATAAGAAATCTCATTAGATGTTATGGTATTGATGATGATGTAATATCTCTTAATACTTATGCTAACGAATATTCTTATACCTTACAGGAAAATTACAAACAAGTATCAAGCAAGAAAAAATATGCAGATTTTTCCGGCTTAACAGATGCAACTAGTTCAGCCGCTACTTGTTATCAGTTTTATGATTCAAGCAATCCAGCCTCCCATGGTGCAATATCAGGATCAGATGGGATTCTAGCATCTTTGGGTATTACTGCCCAAGCAGAGTTTATATTCCCTAATAGGCAAAGATTCGATGAGTCCAATGTAACCTCTGTAAGTCAGTCATTTTATCTTAGTTCTTCTTTGTTTGGTTGGCATACACCTGCTAGTGCCACTCATGTAGCTGACACTGGAATGCACGCTCAAACCTGGGCAGACATAAATCCGGAGACTGCTGGTGTATCTGACAAAGGATTTCAGGTTTATGCGGTTAAAACACAGTCAGCATATGCTGAGATAACCGATGATCCAAAAAAAGGAAAAGACGTTCGGTTTATTGTAAAAGATAGATTTGATAATACTTTGATTACAAGCTCTGTGTTTCAAAATGTTTATGATAATCAAAAGTGGAACCTGTCTTTAACTTTGGCACCTGAAAAATATCCTTTATCTGGAGGCGTTGCTGGTGTAGTGGGGCCTGGATCTGCCCGATACAGCTTATCTCTTTATGGAGTCAATTATGACTCTGGAATAAAGAGAGGGTCTTTCCTTGAAATTGCCAGCTTGCCTCATATCACAGGATCTGAATCCTTGGCACTTGATAAAAAGTTCTTTATTGGAGCACATCGAACTAACTTTACAGGATCTGTGCTGACAAATACTGATGTCAGGGCTAGTAGCCTTAGGGTTTGGTCAACAATTTTATCAACGGGAACAATAGACTTACACGCTAGAGAGGTTGATAGTCACGGCACCATACATCCGTTCCGCCAGGCGTATGAATTTGCCTCCTCCTCGGAAAGTTCATATCCTGATTTGTTCATACCTGAAATAGAGACTTTGGCTCTAAATTGGGATTTTTCAAATGTCACGGGAAGCGACACCTCTGGTAGGTTTATTGTTGCTGACATGTCCTCGGGATCATCAGGTTCGGCTGTTGGTGTAACCCCAGCAGTGGGTGGATATGAGGCAACTTATCAGGGACCTTTATTAAGTAATATAAATCTTAGACAACACACAGGACGAGGAGAGTTTTTCTCGGATACTTATGATCCTGTCACAAAACAATATATTGAATCAAGTAGGAAAAATCTGCCAGAATATGTCGCTAGTAGTGATATGATTGAGATTCAAGACGCTGATGTCCAAATATTTCAGCCAACAATGAGACCGTCTAATTTTTATTATTCTTTGGAAAAGAGCATGTATCAGAGTATCTCTAGAAAGATGCTTGATTTGTTTGCGTCAATGGACGATTTTAATAATCTGATAGGTGAGCCTGTCAATACTTATAGACCAAATTATAAATCCATGGAAAAGATGCGGGAGATATTCTTCCGAAAAGTTGGCAATACACCAGACTTGGAAAAATATGTTAAGTACTTTAAGTGGATAGACTCTTCTATAGGACAATTGGTGCAACAACTATTCCCAGCTTCAGCAAAACACTCTGAAGAACTCAGAACAATTATAGAGAGTCATGTCTTAGAGCGGAACAAACACAAATATAGTTATCTAGGTAATAGGCAAGAGATGCTGTCTCTTGTAGACGATGGTATAGAATCACTTGTAGGCGGTGATTTAGGTTACTCTCAGAACAGTTCAAGTGCTCAAACAATACGAGAAAATCGTAGACAAGGACTTGACAAAACAGTCAGCTTATCTAGTTTTAGTCTTACTAATCAAAAAGCACCACAATTTAAGTTCTTGACTCCACCGTTGAGTGGTCTTCAAAAGGACAACACAGGGTTCTGGAAATATACTGCCGATGTTCCAACACTGTTATCCTCGTCCGTCACTGACTTAAACTCAGCCAAGACTAGCATAAGAAACGCAGCTAGAAGCGAAGATCTTAGAACTAGGGCTGTCAATATATCTGCTTTTTACGAACAAGAAAAGATAGACAACAGAAGTCTCGTACAAAGAGGTTCTAGTCCAGCTAAGAAAAATAACATTTTTGATGTTAATACGGATAATTATGAGGTTTTGCCGGACAATGAAGATGTAAGAAAAGTTGTTCCAAATCAAAAAAGAAAGATACCGTTTAGAGCAAATGCTTTTATAGACGGGGACAAGTCTGGAGACTTGATAGCTCCATTTAGTGCCTACGATTTAAGTGGGTCTGAGGTCATCGCTGGTTATGTTACTGTATTACAAGCGGCTTCGAGTTCTTTGAATCTTGATGTTACTAATTTTCATGAGGACATACCGGGTAACTATAATGATGGTATGCCGTTACAAGGGCCATTCACTAGTCAACATGTGGGTGGACTTTTGGGTAGAAATGTACCTGCCTTAAAAGAAAATATTCTTGCACAAAACATAAACAGAAGAGAAGTGTTTTCTACAACTGTTACAAGTCAGAGCAGTTCTGTGGCACGGATTGTCCTTGATGCTGGAATATCTGATCCTGCAACTGAACTTAACGGATTAACAGTAACTTTAACTCTCGGAGGAGTTGATTACTCAGCCACTTATAATGGTGCGGTAGATGGTGCTGATACGTCAAAAACTGTTATTGGCGTAGCTGATGCCTTTGATGCCGACGACGCAACAACAAATTTAGTAACAAGCTTAAATCTGGCCGCAACGGCTGATGGTTTACCTCTGGCAGCTTCCATTAGCCTTGCTGGGGCAAACGTACTTACCGTATTTGGAAGTAATGTTGGACCCAGAGATAATGGCACATCTTTCGCTGGCACGGCGTTTGCTGGAGGATCACCCAAAGCAACTACTTCTGTTTTCGCCAGTGGTAGCTTGTTCGGCATAAATTTAGCAACACATAAAATAGGTACTACACCAAAGGGTCATTATACCCGCAACAACCTAGCAAAGTCACCAGTCAATATTGCTAATGTAAGATCTGCAACAGGCAGCTTAACAGCAGCAGGCAGTTCAAGCAGGGGTATACAAATACTAGGCAACTTTGATAAAAACTATGAAGTAATACATGGCTTTGGACGAGAAAATGCAAACATGGATTTTGTGTTTAACAATCGCTTTTATACAGCAAGCAATCCAACTGCATTTTTAACAACTCCTGCTCGACGTTTAGCTGGACTTACTGGCTCTGCTGATTATACAGCGCCACGACAAAAAGAAACAAGAAGAACAAACAAGAGCATAATAGCGAGCAGGTTTGCCGCACCCGGTAGCAAAGAGGATTCAAAACAGCAATTTAGAGATATTGCTACAGATCAGTTTTCTCCTAATAATGCATTGCCATTTAGAAACCTTCTCATAAGGAATATTTTTAATTCTCAGTCCATGACCTTTACTGGGTGGGGCGGATTTAAAAATTCAGATGTTGTAGGTATACTCCCTGATCCAAAAATAACAGATGCCGTATCACCAATGGACAATAATCAGGGTCCTGTTGCTTTGACACAATTGAATGAGGGTTCAGGTTCTTTTGCAGCCATACACAAAACTCAAAGGAACCAAACTTCTAGGTTTGAAATTCTTGAAAATTATCCTGTTGGATCATCTTCTGACGCACCTTATAATCCTGATGGTGGTGAATACAGAACATTTCAGACAGCCTCCGTCAGAGACAACGATTTTGTACAGAGACCAATACCTGCTGCCGACAGAATAAAGTGGTTTACCTTTTTAACAGGCGCTAATTTTACAAGAGACATAAACCGTGCCGGGGCTGGCTTAAAAGATCAAGAGATCGAGTGGACCTTATCAGGTTCTAGATTCCCAGAATCAATAATTGTGATCAAAACTGATTATGCCAACACTGGCTCTGTTGAGTTGAACGGTTATATGCTTGGGGCATACTCTCTCAATAATAGTAAGAGATATGATGCAGTATCGAAAATTAATCCACAGAGGCCTCTCTCTGTGATTTATAATTACGATCCTTTTTATTCCAGAATACAGCCACCAGCACCCTGGACCCAAACAAGAGTTGGTCAAACCACACTAGGGTCTTTTCACAGAAGGCAAAATTTATATGAGTTAGTGCCTAAAAAATCACCGCTCCTTGAGCCAAAAGGCATAAGAGACCCGGAAAAAATGTTTGAGGTGTTTTCTACAACAACTCGCACTGATATTGATAGGGGATACTTTGAGAACGCAGCACTTCAATATAATCCAACACAACTTGTTGAAAGAAGTATAGACTTTAGGCATTATAAAAAGTTTAAAGAACCGCCTGTAACATCAAGATATAAGCCTTTAATTCATACAATTGAAACTCCATCCGGAACACCAGAGAATATTAATGGTGACCCCGTTACAGTAGATGTTAGATACTCTTACGGTAATGTATTGCAAGGATTTGCAAATAGAGATCTTAATCAGGAAATACAAGGGTCTAGAAATTATTCTTTGGGTAAAATAAAACGTCCATATGAGGTATTCTTAGACTACAGAAGGGACGGGGTTGACGAATCTATTTCTGGCTTGGGTGATATAAAGTCATTTGTGTACGAGGAAACTATTTTTCCAAAAGAGGTATACACTTATCTGTCGGGAACTAGAGCTAGATTATCTTTTACAAATAGAACTTTTTGGAGAGATGATCAAGTTACGGGATCACAAGATATTTCAGCGGTTGTGGCGGATATGGGCGGTGCCACAGAAGGGGTCGGCACCGCTTTTAACAATATCATAATGGAGAGGAACAACAGACAGTTCCCAAGGATGAAAGATAATTTCACAACTTCTCAGGGAACTCTTTTAATAAAAACCATGCAGGTTCCAAATTCTAAAAATGTAGCGGACTACGAGGAGACGAGCGACGGCAGTATATTAGGTTCCGGTTCAGTATGGCCACTAGACTCTTTCATGTACTCAGATTACATGCTTACAGATTTAACTGGTGGCGCTACTGATCAAAAGTTTGCAACTAATATGGCTAGCACTTTGCCGGCTGGTGAATTGATGATGGTTCATTACGGTAGAGCTTTTCTCAACGCTGCACCTCTCCATACAGCGTCGTCTACGACGAGTGATGTGTGGACTACCTCAAGTGTAAATTCTGCCCAATATGTTTATGTTGCTCCTTGTCTTATATCCGGAACATACGGGAGTGCCAACACTAGAGATCTTAGGGTTACCGCATCATATCCTGGCTGTCCATCTCTTGCTCTGCCTCCGTGGACCGCAGGTACAAGAAGAAGATTTGTTGATGGAATAAACAAAGGACAACTTGCTCCCGAGGGTCATCCTTTCTATGACGACTATGATACATGGAAAAAAGAAATAAGAGTGATAGCTAAAGATTATGCCATCGTACCAGAGTTTAGAATTAGCGAAAACTTAGAGGAATACAAGGTACAAGGATCTGTTACCTCATTTATTTCTTCATCAATTGAGTTAACTGGCGCATCCGATACTGTGTTTGATTCTACTGATAGTGATTTCTTGGAGAGGTATTCTACATCCGATGTCATGGAATATTTGAATCCATTTATGCAGGCAGGGAGCGATGATTTAGAAATTAATAAATATCCCCGCCAATTATCTTTAAAATCTGATGCTGTGTTGAAACTCTTGCCATATGATGGGTTTTATCCAGTTTTAAGAACAGTACAAATAGCTCAATTATTCTCTCAGTCTTACGGTCCACATGCAATTTATGGTGGAGTATCTGCAAGCCACCCAGGAAGATGGCGAACACTGACTCGT